ATGTTATTAATTTTTGTGAGAAATACTTACCAAATAAGTTTTATCCAGACAAAGCGATTGATGTGATTGATCATTGTGGAGCACAAGCAAAAGTTTCTCATTGGGGTCAAGACTCCTCTCTTAAAGGAATTAAAGAAAATATAAAAGAAAAAGATATCGACCTTAATGACGCAGACTCTGTTCTTTCTTTCGTTACTGATCAATTATCTTCTTGGGCAAGCGAAAAAGAAGAATCATTACCAGATGTTACAGTAAAACACTTGAAGGAGTTTTTCTCTAAGAAGGAAAACCCCTTACGGAAGCCAAATATTCTATCAGACCTATCTCACAGCTTAAAAGGAAAGTTTGTGGGGAATAATAAAATTATTGATTCTCTCATCGAATCAATATCACTTTCAAGCTACGGGATACATAAAAAAAGTTCAGTTCCGAGCATTTATTGCATTACTGGTGAAGAGTCTACAGGCAAAAGTTTTTTCTGCTCCACTTTAAAGGACTCTCTGGAAAAAAGCGGAGTGAATGTCTTGAATTACAGTGGAGTTCATTTCTCAGATGAGTTTGCTAAGTTTAAAATCTTGCCAGAGGTCATGAATAACACTTCTTTATGTGAGAAGATTAACATCTATCCTAATAGCGTCATTATTATTGACGATTTTCATAAGCTACACCTGTCTGTTAAGAGTCTATTCGCTCAAATACTAAAGGACGGGAAGTTACAAATGTCCAATGGAGACATAGCTGATTTTTCTAACGTCAAAATTTTTGTGACTAGCGGAGTAGAGAATACTTCATCAATGGGATTCAATTGCGATAAAGAGTCTCCAACCTCGTCTATTTTTAAAGAATTATTATCTTTGGTTGACTGCAATGTATTATTGGAGAAGGTTAAAAAGAAGGATATTTTTAGAATACTTTACAATAAACTGCAAAAAATCAATGATGATCTGCAATTAAACAAAATAGAGGTTGTGTTCACCTTGAGCTTTTTGAAGAAGTTTGCTCACTCCTGTAAAAATCTAGTTGATTTTGAAGAACGATTTGAAACTCATATTAACAAGTTTATTTGCGAAAAAATTACGGAAAACTGCTCAGAAATAAATCTGAATAAAATTAAAGTATGAACGGAGAACAAATGTTTTTCTGTTGCCCTAACTGTGGGGGCAATATGGAGGGGGACGGATATACAAAAGTTTTTCATTGCGAATCTGTGGATGCCCCTTTTGATGTTGAAGCAGATGCTGAACCTATTTTTTGCGTCGAAGCCGATTGACCACGACGAATTGTTTGACTTTTTAGTTGACAAAGCCCTAATTCCACTTAGAATAACGTGTTATGAAATTAAATCGAAAGCAGAAAACTGCCTTAAGTCTTATTCGTGGAACCCGTGGTCGCTTCTTCGGCCTTCAAACCACTCAAGGAGAAACTTTGAATGCTCAGTTCCGTGGAGAAACTGGTAACTATATTCAGGTGTTTGACCGAAATAATGGCTTAATTCGTCGTTTCGCTAAAACCAGCCTTGACAAGGTTTCGTTTAGTCGGTAATGAGTGGGTCTACTTCAAGATATTTGAGAAGCTTGATTTCCTTTCAAGCAAACCCCGTCATGAAAAGAGTTTACAAGCGTGTTAAAAAGCGGTATACTGAACTCCCTCACGACAAAAAACATTTAATCAAAGATTACTTAAAGGCTCATGGAAGAAAATAAAAAAAATAGTGAATGGAGCGACCGAGAAGTTGGTGCTCTTTGGCGTAAAGGTGGCGAAAAGCCATTTTATTCTGGTAACTTTACCGTTTCTGGTTCTACGACTGAAATTGTAATTTTTCAGAATAAGTTTAAGGAGAAAGATGCCCAACCTGATCTTCGGATCTATCTGAGTAGACCTCAAGATTCTACCCAGACTAATGATGACTGGTCAGAACGTGAAATCGGGGCTTTGTGGCGTAAAGGTGACGATAAACCTTTTTATTCTGGAAGCCTATCGGTAAAAGATGAAAAGACGGAAATCGTTATTTTCAAGAATAAATTCAAAGAGAAGGATAATCAACCTGATCTACGGATTTATAAAAGTAAAGCGCTACAGAAATAATGTCTCCAGAGCAAGAACAAGAGCTTCGTGAAGCCTTCGTAAATCATATTACAAGTAATTTAACTTTTGCCGAGCTGATTGAAATTGTTTCTACCTTGGTAAACCAAGAAGTTGACCAAAAGCTTAGTAAGATGACTGATGAAGAAAAACTTCAAAGTTATAACGAAGTTTTTAAAAAATAAGTGTAACATCCTTTGATGGAATACGATTTCTCTAAAGAAGCTAAGGAATTTCTTGAGTCTCAAGCTGCCAAGCGATCTGGGCCTAAAGGTGGAGCACAAACTCCAGCAAAGCCTAGTGAGCGTAAAAAAGGTTCTAGCAAGAACAAAAAGGGTAGTGCGGGTAAAGATGGAAAAAAAATTACTTTTTCAGAGAAGATTATAACGTCCCTTAAGAATAAAGTTAAGGAGCATAACGAGAAGTATTCTAAAAAAGTTTCTCTTACACAACTTAAAAAAATATACCGTCGAGGTGCGGGTGCATTCAGCTCTAGCCATAGGCCCGGTAAGACTAGAGGTCAGTGGGCGATGGCTAGGGTTAATATGTTCCTAAAGATGGTGCGTGGAGGTAAAGTCAAGAAGTCTTACCGCGCAGCAGATCAAGATGTTGCCAAAGGATCTGAGGATTATTATTTGGAAGACCCAAGCAACGCCTTTGTTGATTTTGACGAGCTTGATTTTGCTTGCGCTCGTCTTGACCTTCAAAAGGTTGATGCTTCAGGGCAATCCGATCAAGACATTGAAGATCTTGAGTATACAGAAGCAGAAAAAAAAACTTTAAATAAGCCTTTCCGCTTAAAAGGTGGCAAAAAGAAGTTTGGCGTTTATGTAAAGAACCCCAAAACTGGCAACGTCATCATGGTTAAATTTGGTGACCCTAACATGGAGATTAAGCGTGATGACCCAGATCGTCGCCGTAATTTCCGTGCTCGACACAAGTGCGATACAGCTAAAGATAAAACTACTCCTCGTTACTGGAGTTGTAAATTTTGGTCTAAAAAACCTGTTAGTTCAATGGCTTCAGAAGAGGTCATCGCTTGGGATGAGGACGAACAGTTTTCTCAGTGGTGTTGGGATGACGAGTCTTTCGCAGAGCATCAAGATTTATTGAATGGCTATCCATTCTTAGAATCAGTAAAAGAAATTGTAGAGGACGAAGGCGAACTCTAATATAATACCTTTGTGAAAAGGGTATTAGTTACTGGTAGCGAAGGTTTTATTGGCAAAAATCTCTGTCCTTATCTTGAGAAAAGAGGATTAGAGGTCGTTCCTTACGACATTAAGTTTGGGGCTAACTTACCTCCTTTGAATGGTATTGATGCGGTTATCCATCTTGGAGCTAATTCAAGCACCACGGAGACTGATTTAAAAAAGATATTAAATGAGAATTTTATATTCTCTGGCACACTTTATCAATTGTGTGCTAATATGGATATTAAATTCCAATATTCTAGTAGTGCTTCTGTTTATGGTGCAGCAGAGACTTTTGAAGAGGATCAGTTCTGCGTCCCACTAAATCCTTATGCTTATAGCAAATATATGTTTGACAACTGGCTTTTAAACGAAGACCATCCCTACCAAGGATTTCGCTACTTTAATGTCTATGGCCCACATGAAGAGCATAAAGGGGATCAAGCGAGTCCAATAACCAAATTCATCAAACAAATTCAAGAAAATGGCGAGATCAAAGTATTTAGGGGAAAAGCTAGTAGAGACTTCGTGCATGTGGAAGATGTTTGTGAGGTTCATTATAGGATGCTTCATCACGATAATAGTGGGGTTTTTAATGTTGGGACTGGTAACTCTGTTTCTTTTAAAGATATTGCTGACAAAATGGCAGAAAATTCTGGTGCGAAAGTCAAGCAGATAGCGATGCCCACAAAACTTAAGGGCAAGTATCAAAAATTTACCCAAGCAGACATTACAAAGCTGACATCTGTGATTGGAGAAATGGATTGGAAACAAGTCTTAGAGTGTATATAATAAAGTAATGGTATCTCTAATTAAATCTGTATTGAAAAGCGTGGAGTTATACCTCAAGTTGAGAAATAAACTCGCATTCTCTGAAATTACAGAGAAACATAACAAAAAAAAACATGAACTTATCGAAGAAATTGAAAAGCTACGGGATATTGGCGACAATGAGTCCAGTGATCGCGCTGACTTCTTGCGGGGGCAGCTCCTCACCGAAAACAAGCAGTTTAAACATATATCAGCCGTCTTCCTTGAATCTGAAGGCGGGTCAGCCGATTCAGACTGAGGAAGGAGTTTACACTCCCCAGACTGACGAAGTTTGGCATTCAGACGCTCGTTATAGGAAGTTAGAGCGCGAAGTTTACAATCAATAATTAGCGCTTCCTTCTGAATAGAGGTAGTAAAGCTACAGTTAAAAATAGTAAAGAATTAGCTTCTGGGACTACTGGTAATGTAGTCCCATTACCTTGAACAAGAGAATTAGGGACAGCTTCATCAAACACAAAATTGTCCATTCCAAAACAAAAACCTGAATTACCACAATCAGGACAATCTGAATTTCCAGTATGAGCGCCTGATATACCTCTATCAAAGATAACAACTTTATCGACATTATTAAAAGAGCTGGGTAGGAAAACATCTCTAGTGCTTCCTGCGCCCCAATCTACGCTAGGTAAACCATATGTCTCTGTAGCGGGAGAGCCATTTAAGTAACCTTGAATTCCAATATTCTCTTCATTTGTAGCTGGTTGCCCACCAACAGAAGTATTTGAAGTTATTTGAAAATACTGTAAATCAAAAGGAGTGTTATTTTGAAGAGAAATTTCTATAGTAGAGATTGCATTCCAATGACCGTGAATAACGTCATTCCCCACATCATAATAATCACCTACAGTTTGAAAACTCCAATCTTCGGTAGGCGAAACATATTCAAGAATAACAGACTGCTCTTGATAGCTAATGACTCCATAATTTTTAGAAGTCGTAGTTGTGATTATAGTGCCACCTGATTCTAAATTTGCCGTCCCACCTGTAAAGGTAACGATAGCTGCTTTACAAAAACAAGATATAACAAATATTGGCAATAGCAGGGGTATTAATTTTTTCATTTTTTAAGTTTTTTAAGTAAATAGTTTTTAAATTTTGATAGCAACCCACTAAATTTGCTAAGTAATCTACTTAACCTACTATCTTCTGGCGCTAAAAACGCAAGTGTTCCAACTAGGCCCATTACCGCGATTACAAATTCAGGCATCGAGGACATATAGGGTGCTAAAATTTTGTCGAATATTTCTTCCATGATTAATAATCAGATAGTTTTGGGGGATTAGTAGGAGGTTCATCTGAATTAATTTTAAGATCCTCCCTTGCTTTAAGTAATTCCTTATCTCTCTTTATTTTCTCCTCTTCAGAGAGTTCCTCCTTTTCTTCGCTCTTCTCAGAAGATGGGTTAGAGCCTTTAATGTCACCATATCCTTTTTTAGCATACTCTCTAATACCTTCGAAGGTTGAAATGCCTAAGACTGACTCGGTAAACCTATTAAGTTTGGAGAACGCTCCATATTCTTGTTCTGTAACAACAGCTATCTCTATGCCTTCCGTTTTTGCTGTTTTGGCTTGGAAGTAGGTTCCGCTTGCAATTGTCATTATTCCAGCAGTTCCCATCGCTGCCATTTTTTGAGTTGTAGCAGCTATAACTCCAACCCCTACTGTAACGTTTTTTGATTTTTTTGTCAGTTGTTTATTATTTTTATTTATCTCTAGCAGTTTTTGTACGTTAGATTCATCTTCAACCTCTTTGGTTTCTTCCTGCTCTTCAGGGACAGATTCAACTTCCTCTTCTATGATCTTAGATGCACACTCCTCACAAACACATTCTTGACTCTCTAAATTATTAATTTTTTCTAGTAGCGCCCAAGCGGTCTCTCGCGCATGCCTGTCAAGATCGGAGATTATATCGCTATCATCTGGATTACAGTATTTCAAAGTGAAATCTATAGCTTCTTCAAGATTTTTATCTCTTTCCTCCATTTGATTTTAGTTACACTTAAATCAAATTTTGTGTAATATACCTTACATGGATTTTAAAGTTATAATAAGGGAGTTTTTGGACGGAGGTTGGATTATCCCTGTTATTGGGGCAGCGGGTATGATTGTACGGATGCTCACTTTTAAGGGGAAAGTTTCCTTAAAATGCTTTTTTAGGAATGTTTTGGCTGCTGCTATATTGTCAGGCATTTTGTGGTTTGTGTTGCATGATGCGCCTATAAGTGATTTCATTAAGGCAATTTCTTATGGTATAGTTGGAGTAGTTGCTCCAGAGATTACAAATGGACTGATTGCATTAGCGAAGAAGTTCGAAAAGAATCCTGATAAATTCTTAAAGAAATAGTAAATTAGTGTAATTTAAAATAATGGCTGGGACAAAATATGACATTGTTATTGAGCAGGGAGCTTGCCTTAATATCCCTTTAACTTTGAAGGATGATTCAGGAGACCCTTATGACCTACAAAGTAATACTATTTATTTGACTGGAGTGGTATATAGAGATTATGACCAGCATGTTCAGGCTACATTCACTTATACAGAGACAGATGCTCCAAATGGTGGGGCTGAAATGTCTTTAAATAGTTCTGATACTCAGGCTATGGAAGCGACTTATAGCTCCTACGATATATTTTTAATTAAATCAGATGGTTGTGTTGATAGGTTGTTATATGGGGCAGCGACTATTAACGGAACTGCCACCCCTCTTCCATGAGCATAAATGTTACAGTAACCGAAACTCCAAATGTGGACTTAACAGTCGCTACAGCCACCGGGATTAATTTAGATGTTAATAACCCAACTCACAACTCTTTAGATGGGATACAAGGTGGTCAACAAGGTGAATATTATCACCTAACTGCAAGTCAATATGCGAGTCTGGACCAGCCTAACATTACAACAGC